GACAGATTAACTCACTGTCTATCCTTCAAGAAGTTACCGATTAAATTTGTGAACACTTGCAGCGAGCCACTTAGCATGAAATCATGTGGGGTGAAGGCAACATTGTGTTGCGGTGCCGTGTTAACCGTCATGGTCGTAAGATACTCGACCAGACGTAAGCCCAACGCGTCAAGCCGCCTGAGGGGCTATCTCTCAGCTTGGCTTAGCACCAAAGCTGAACAACCGGCGTTAAACCCGGAAGTCCAGCGGTCCCAGTTCAACAGTCTGAATTTCATTCGGACGAAGGCCAACCCCATGCACACCCATGGGGAGAGCGCTGCTCACCGGTCTTCTAGCACCAACTTTGCTAGGAGATTCTCGGAGAGTATTGGACTCCGATCATTCTTCTTCCAAAGCTCCCGCTCAGACCAGCGGAGGGGCTTTGAAGGGTCCAGAATCCATTTCTGGGCCAAGGATTTTAACGGAACCCACAGGGGAAGCCGCCTGCACGAAGGCCACATGCTCACGATGATCGACACAGATTACTACGTTGACATGCCATCGATCCTCGCAGACAGCTTCCTCCCCACCCTACTGTACTCATTCCAACCGGACGCGGCCGCCGCGAGCCGCGTCGACTACAGTTACACGTTTACCGCCGACCAAGAGGTCCAGTACTACGTGACAGGGGGGGGACAGTACCAACACAGACTGTGGAACTACGGGCATGACTGCATCATGACGACAAAGAAGTTCGCCGGCTTTACTTACAAGTCAGCGATCTTCCTGGTTGACAGGAGGCGCGTCACAGACGACCATTACCTGGTCAGTCTCACGCCCGTGGTCCGTTGGCATGGATTAAGCGCCCTCTTATCCACAATGATAGGAGGGGTGGAGCTCACGCGTTTCGAACCAGTCGTGGGCCAGTTCACCCGTATGTACATACAAGGGAAGAACGGCCTCCAAGTCTCGACTGCACGCGTGGGCACGTTCGCCTGCGGCACCGTATCTGCTGCAACGGACGACGCTATATCTTCGATCGCGCAGCACAGCACGGTCAAGACGAATCTGTCCGCCATTCAAGGCCATCTGCCAGACGTCGACGACATCGTCGCTCAGAAAGCACAGGCCTCTGCCTTGCTGGCTTACCACCGTGAGCACTCCACCCCGACTCGAGACATCAAAACACTCGTGTTCCCCGTGGAGGAGGCAGTCCGCTCTTACGAGATCGACTCCAAGTTTCAGACCACTGAAGTCAAGGAGACTCTCACCGCATTCATGTCCCCGATCTTGCACGGGGCATTTGCACCCCTCGATAACAAGGCCAACGAGGAATGGTGTATCCAAGGACGCATCACCAACTTCAAAAGGGACACTCCCCTGACTGCCACGCAGTACGTTGAAGACCTCATGACCGAGTTCGCAGAGCTGCTGATTCCGACACCCCACATCCTGGACCCTGCCAGTTTGGATGAGGTGTACGAGAGACAGAACCGTCCCAGCCAGAGGCGCATCTTGGATCAATCCGAGAATTCGCGCATCTGCCGCATCGCCAAGAGTTTCATGAAACGTGAGGCTTACGGCGACGTGAAGGACCCCAGACCCATCACCACGATAGACGGTCAGGACAAGCGTAACTACTCCATGATCATCTACCCCCTCAGCGACATCCTCAAGACGACCGACTGGTACGCCTTTGGTAAGACTCCCCGCGAGATTGCGATCCGTGTGTGTGAAGTACTGGCCAATGCGACCTCGGCGATCAACACGGATTTCAGTCGCTTCGACGGAAGGGTATCGATGATTCTACGGACATTAGAGCGCAAGATCCTGACGCGCGCATACAAGCGATGCTACCTAGGTGAGGTGTTGGACCTTCACAGAACGCAGTACAACCTGCGCGGTATTGGGAGACACGGGACTCACTACACATCAGCAGCAGCCAGACTGTCCGGCAGCCCCGAGACAGCCTGCTTCAACTCGATCGACAACGCCTTCGTGTCCTACATGACACTACGGTCCGAACCGTTCAAGGGTAAGCGCCGCACTCCCACCGAGGCATGGGCGGCGCTAGGCATATATGGTGGTGACGATGGCCTAACGGCCAACGTCTCCACGACAGAGAGCACGAGATCGTCCGACATGGTCGGTCTCGTGCTCGAATGCGACGAAGTCAAGAGAGGACGCCTGGGCGTTACCTTCCTGTCAAGGATCTACGGACCTGACGTTTGGTTTGGTGACCCCACATCATGCTGCGACTTACCGCGGCAACTCACAAAGTACCACGTCACGGTTAATCTACCAGGCCACATCAGCGCACTGGAAAAGCACCGTGAAAAAGCAAGGAGTTTCCACCTCTCCGACAGGAACACACCGGTCATCGGCCCGTTGGTTACTAAGACCATAAAACTGTTCGGAGAGGCGGAGGTGACGGAGAAGACACGCGCCATGCGAAAATGGGACTCGGAGGGACCTGTCAACGTACAGTACCCCAACGAGGCCCAGGAGTGGATGGAGACTTACGCCCAGGACGCCCTGGCCAAGTACTCCTTCGACTACGACCTGTTCAACAGGTGGCTGTCGAGTGCGACCAAGGACAACATCCTGTCGCCACCACTCTGTGGGAACATCCTAGCACCGAAGACAAAGGTTAAGGTGCATGTCGACGGTGAGATCGTTCACCCGAAGAAGTCCAAACAGAAGAAGAATGACCGTCCACCTGCGAAGAAGCCCAAGCGGACTCGCAGGCGGAAGAAGTCCAGCGAATGAGCTGGGACCACGGGTTATGCACCTGGCTCTTACTTGGAGAGCCAGTTCAGATTTTATCACTTATTAGTGCATCGCCCTTACAACCTGAAAATGGCCAGACGCTCACGACAACGTAAGCAGAACTCGGGGGCCGCTCAGACGCGCTTGGTTAACGCGCCCGTAGCACGGGCCGCACAACCAGGACGAGTCAGCCGCTACCCTCCTGTACCTTTTACCGGGACTGAACGACTTCTCTCACTCGCCCCCACGGCTGAGGATGGGACGTCTTTCATCCGCTCCTTCGCGTGGAACCCCGGTATGGCCACTACATTCTCGACAGGGCACTTTCAAGCCCAGAACTACGACAAGTACGAGATGGGAAATCGTAACAGCGTGACTTACATTCCAGCATGTTCCACCCTGACTCCAGGCAGTGTCTACATACTGTTTGATTACGATCCGAACGACCCAGCTCCTACCAATGTCGATGAGTTCGCTGATCAAGAACTAGTCAAGACTTGCGCCTTGTATGGAACAGTAACTGCAAAACTCGAGAACTCCCAGATCGACAACTGCAAGTTTCTGGTCCGCACTGGGCCCTCCATGACGGATAAACTGTTGACCGACCCATGCGCCATTCACATTGGCGCCTTCGGGTACGGAATGGACGCCGTGACCAACGGCCTCACCCTCGGATACTTCCACATTGATTACGCCGCGAAACTGCTGGTGCGTCAGCCCATGACCACCGCCGTTCCCCCGCCGCGCAACTTAGCGATGTACCTCCCCACCGGAGGATTCGCGGGAACCGGGGTGACAGACTTCATCCTGAATGACACCGGTGTCGACACCATCGGTGTGGACAACAACGCTGGCACCTTGTCGCCCCCCGCGGGCTGGTACAACGTGCACTCACGCGCAGGACTCACAGTTCCGGCCACCTCGCCCGAACTCAATGCCACGTTTGTCTCTCTCGAGATCAGACGCAACGGCGTCCGTGTTGACCAGGGCCAAGCAGTTATCAACCGCAGATTCAGCCAACCTGAAGCCGTAGTCCTCTCCTCCAGCATACCCGTGCTTGTCGAAGAAGGGGACGTCTTGACTCAAGTACTCAACCACGACAGCTCTGGACCGATCACCATCATCGGCGACAGGGGCTTGTTCACGCTTACCCTACTCTGAGAATGTCAACAAGGTCAAAGAGGTCGAGATCCTCCCGGCGGAAACGTCGGACGGTGGATTTTGACGTTGCCTCGACAGCGAGTTCGTGCCTTTCAGGGTTCGAACCCACGCCGTCAATCGCCCCTAGTGCCCCTGCAATTGCTCAGGCGCCACCGAAACCGGTGTCCGCCTTTGATGCTTGGCGGGGTCTCCCAGACGGACGTTACAACTTCAGTAACAACCGTTGGTACGAAGCTCCTAAGCCGAAGTACTTTTGGTCTCCGAACAAGAACATGTATGAGAAGATCAGGGGGAAACTATACCAATGGCCTGGCTAATCCAGGAAACCCG